ATCATAGGTGCAGGGTTATTGTATACAAGCCCTGATAGATAGGCATAGGTAATTTAATAATATATTATCGCCCTGACACCAATGCCCAGTCAGCAGTAAAAGTTAATCATCACCCTAGCACCATTGCTCTGACACCAATGTCCAGTCATAATCGCCCTAGCACCAATCCCATAATTTTAATAAAAAAAAGCAATAAAAAAAAGTAAATAATTATTGATAATTTAGACATAAAAAAAGCCATGCAATAAATGAATATTGCATAGCATAAATATTGAATATAATTATTAAGAATTTAGACATAAAAAAAGACTTACAACTAATAAAAGCTGTAAGTCTTAAAATGTTTTAATAAGTAAAATTTGGATTATCTAAAGAATATTTTAAATTGTTTTTAGTATCTGATAATTCACTAGATAAACCATAATTAAAAGATTTATGTTTATCCATCAAATTATCTATTTTAAAAAATAAGATAGTTTCTAATACTTCAATTCTATCTGATTTTAAATCTTTTTCAGTTATTCCAAATTCATTATTAGCTAAAAATGAAACTACATCAGAATTAAATATTCTAACCATTTAAGCCACCAATTTAATTTTAGATTTATTGGCATTAGATTTTAAATAACTTAATGCCTTATCTAAATTTAAATCACTATCTTTAATAAATAGTTTAATACATTCTTCTAAAAAAATTGGAAGATTTGAAACTTCTATATTTCCTTCTTTATCTTTTTTCACAAATTTAGATAAATCTATAAAAGTTCCATTTTCAAATACTTCACCTTTTTCGGCTAGTCTTTGTAGCTCTTTTTGATTGTTTTCTCTTTGTTGTTGCGCTTTTTGGGCTGTTTTTTTCCTATCTTCGTCAATAGGAAATCCTAACAAAGTCTTTTTATCGTAAGCCGTAGGAATAGAAGGAATATTATATTCTTCCATTTTTTCTATTAACTTTTCAAAGCCGAAAAAATTAATTAAATTGGCAAGTTTAGACATTAAAACGTTATCATATAGATAATTGCCTTCACTATCTCTAAAGCCATTTTGAATATCCCATTCCAACATTAAAGAAGTTATATTAGTTTCTTTAGTTGGCTTGGCTACGAAGTTCTTATAATGCCACCTTTTAAGATAGGCTTTATATATTCCTTCATAGTCGGCTATAAAATTGCTAGTGAAATCGTCAACTATTCTCTTTTCGGCTGTATTAGCCTTTTGAAAAGATAATTTAATATCTTCAGAATTTAATTTAACTACTTCGTTTAATAGTAAATTAAAATCGTCTAATGATTGCCAATTATCGTTAGTAATTTTTTCATTTTTATTAAGTTTAATTTTAGTCATAACAATCCTCTTAAAATAAAAGTTAAATTTATGATTAATTTATTTAGTGAGAATTGACACTCTATAAGATGCGATTTTTTTATATTAAGTAATTAGTAATCAGCTAATTACTACCCTATAAATCGTTAGCTACATAATACTGTATTAGGGTTACATCATAAACCTAATACCAACTTTTTATTAAACTACTATTCTTATTCGTTTATATAAATAAAAAGGGTAACCAATCCCAATTAATAAAGAGATTAAACTATTTGTTTAAATAAGTAAAGTATAGGCAATGTAATTTTTTTCGTAACGAAAAAAGTTTATTTTTGGTGGGTATATATTGTGTAAAGGTGTTTGGTACTTCGACATTGCATAATTGCAATATCTACAAAAATGCAACGTCAATACACTACAATAAAAAGACAAATGATAATATAACAATTACTTATTAGTTTTATAATTAATATATACATTCAAATAGCTTAATTAATGTTTTATTTTATGCAAGAAATACATAGAACATTTTTAATTAGGACTAAATTGGTACTAAAACTTTGGTTTGAGGTATACGGGCTAGTGCCATACGGGGGGTATACGATACGTATATACACAAATACACAGATTAGGAAAATTAAGTGTTAACCACATTGTAAATTTGTAAATTTATATACAGAAGTGTTGCATTTTTACAACAATAATACGTGAATTAATTAATTTTGGGGGTTGACAGCGCAGGTACTTTCGTGTATAATTATATATAATATAACATATTAATATATTATATAATATATAACTCTAAAAAAGACATATTAATATTAATATACTAATATAATATATTATACACCCCCAGTAAAACAGTAATTTCTGTACTAAATTAAGTTTTTTCTTGACAATGCCGAAAAAATCCGTAAAACTATATACAGATAACGTGCTAGATGCTTTCTACGAAGGTATCCGTACTAATACATTACATAAATTACATATACCCCACAGCGATGTATTCTATGCTCGTGCTGCTATTGAGGCTCGATACGGAAAAAGATACAGTTTAAAGCGTGTAGAGGACGCTATGAGAGCCGAAGGGTGGACAGAAAAGGACGAATAATGGCAAAAAAGTTTCCAGATTTAACAGGTGACGGTAAAGTTACTATGGCTGATATACTAAAAGGTAGAAAAGTATTTCAACAAGGTGGTGATTCAGGTAAAAGTGCTATGCAAAAAGCTGTAGAAAAAATGACAATGAATAAAGCAGCTTCTATACTAGCAAATAAAAATGAATTTAGTGAAGAAGAAATTAAAGTAGCAAAAGCTAAAGTAGAATTAGAAAAAATTAAACAAGATACTATTAAACGTAGACCTGAAGAGATTGAAGGTTTTGACCAAGACATAACTGGTTCTCCAGAGAGAATGGCAAAACTTAAAAAAGAAAGAAAAAGAGCATTTAAAAAACCTGAAGTATTAAAAAAGGCTGAGATGATGTATGGTGGTATGGCTAATAAAAAGAAACATAACTATGCAGCAGGTGGCTCTGTACAAGATAACTTAGGTGTTATGATTGCAGTAGGTAAATTAAAACCAAAAAAGAAAAATGGCTCTAAAACCACGTAAATATAAAAGTGAATATGCTCGCTACCAAGCAGCTTCTATACAAAAAAAGAAAAGAGCAGCTCGTAATAAAGCTCGTAGAATGATGGTAAAAGCAGGTGCTGTGCGCCCTGGAGATAAAAAAGATGTCGCACATAGAAACGGTAATCCTCTAGATAATAGAAGGTCTAATCTTACCGTTCAGTCTCAATCAAAAAATCGTTCTTATCCTCGTAATAGAAAAGCAGGTAAACGATTTCATGGCAGTTAAAGGGAGAATGTAATATGCCAATGCACGGAATGAAAAAGAAAAAAGCTATGGCTAACGGTGGAGCTATGATGAAGAAGAAAAAAGGAATGGCTCGCGGTGGCTCTAAAATGAAAATGAAAGGTGGAGGAATGGGTATGACAAAGAAGAAGAAGTCATATTCAAGAGGTGGAGCTGCTAGACGTAGATAATGCCGTATCTCATTAGTAAC